GGCTGCTGCGTTGGTTGCGTAGGCTGCTGCGTTGGCTGCTGCGTTGGCTGCTGCTGCGTAATTGGCCTCGCTCGGATCGGCCAAACAACGCTCCGCAGCCTCAACAGCCAATCTGGGCCGGCCCTCCCCTTCAGGAATCAGGTGTAGCACAGCCCGCGCCGCCTCGCAGGCCAGCGCCCCCCAACTGCCACCCTCTCCGGTTTTTCTAGCCAGCCAAATCAGCCACTCGGGTTCTACGCATTCCGCCCAGGCCTGCTCGAGAGTGCGGTCACCTACCCACTCACGCGCGGATGCGCAGGCACCCAACTCGACTAGTTTTTCTCGAAATGTCATTTTAACCCCTAACTATCGAACCCAAATACTATCCTCAGCCGCGCAGGTGACTGCCCTTTGTATTTCCTAAGTACCTCTAAAATCCGTTTCAAAGCCGAGCGTTCGCGCCGATTCGTTCGTTGCAGAATCTCGTCGGCGTACAGAAACGACCTATCGTGCCAGTTACCGCCGCAGTTACCGCCGGCGAAATACAATTCGCTATCGGCCGACTCGTCGGTTGGCGCGCCGCGTGGGTCGGCGATTGGGTCAAACTCAGCTCCACGAACGCCGGCCAATAGACCGAACAATTCGTAGTCGCGCCCAACGTCGATGACCTCTTGGCCATACCAGCGGCAGAGTCTCTTGTCGTAGACCTCAAGTAATATTCTGCAATCGCATCCCATGTGTAGCCTCCTAATAACCCCGTCGGCGCATATCTCTAACCTGATACTCAAATCCCCTACGGAACTCCTCCATTTGCGCCTCTGCCATGGGCTTCGGGGTGTGCATGTAGTCAATTCGTGACCACTCAAATCCCCAGAAATTGTCATTCCAGGCAACAGTACCTCGGTGTGCCAGCACGTAGCCTGCTATCAACCGGCCGATGATGAAAAAACGAAGCATATCCCATGTTGTCTCCTGTCAGTGGGTGAGGCGGGAATCGAACCCCTTGCGCGCGAGAACGCCAGATTTACAGTCTGGTACCAAGTCCAGTAAGGCGGCTCGCCCGTATATTCAATCAACGTATTCGTCACTCAACACCACAACACCGTCCTCAATTGCCGTCTGCCCGTGCCACCCGTTCTGACGGATGTCCGAGTAAGCGGCAAAGGAACATTCATGCACGCGCCATGTCCTAGGCTTGCCGCACCACTCGTCAGCGTCATTGAGCGCCTCTGAATGAGAGGACCCGACGCCGTAGACTGCCTTGTTTTTGTCACCCTTGGCGATCGCGGCGTAATATTTAGGTCGCGAGGCATTAGTGAACCCGCCGAGCGCGGCATTATTCCTCATTTGGTCGTTGGCTGTGCTGCCAATATAAATGAGCATGATTGTTGACGCGCCACCCCTGCAGGGGAATGACGATTGTACGTAATCAACGCCGAGACTGTTTAGATGCCGCGTTGCTAGCCAGACAAGCCAGTCAAGTTGGTCGTCGTTGTCTGCGTCTATTTGCAGGCAATTGAGTAGGTGATTGTGCACCACAAGCGGGCTATGAATAACTTTAACGATCGATTGAATCACTGAAAGAGCGTCAGGTTGGTTCATGGCGTTGCCTCATGTAGTCTCTTGAGAACTACCAATAGTTTTTCGTCCAGCCCGCCGTAACACATCTGGAGAATCGCCCAGAATGCATACATCTCGGTAACGCCAGACTCCAGTTCCAACAGCCTATCATGGAGAACGGCGTCGTGAGCCGCATCGTAACGGAACAGTTTCCACGACATTGGCTTCGGCCCCAGCTCATTGCGGAGTTGGTTGACGCCATCGCTGTCGATGGTTTTTATGAAGTCATGAAACGCCTGTATCCCCTCCAGGGCCATGCGATAGAGATGCGGCTGCATGGATTCGTACTCAGCAAGCGCAGTGATGTTAAAATCAAGCGCGAGCGCAGTCATGCGGACCATATCATCACTATCTGTCAGGAATTCGCGGTCAGAATCGTCAAGCAGTGAGTTTTTCATATTATTTCCTCAGAACATCAACGCGGATGCCGCCAGTGAAATGCGCATTGCCTGTGTTGCTCCACCTCAAAACATAGCTACTCGGGCCGATACTGGGGCTGTCCATGCCGATGGTCAGCGTCGAGGTGACGATGTGTTCGCACCCTGATTCTGTCGGGCACGTGTAGAATTCATCCGTAATCGTCATAGAGCTGAGTTTCGCGCCAACAAGCTCAACGTCTTTGAAAATGCTCGTGCACCCAAAAGGGACGCGCACCGCAACAACAGCAGAAATGGTTCGGCGAGTGTTTTCAACGAGAAGACAGAAGCCACGCTCGCCCAACATCATTGATTCCACTGCCGACCGTCGAAACGTCACTGACGACAGGAATGGCACTTCGCGTGTTTTGGATATGTACGACGACATTGATGCTCCGTTCGTTGATGTAAATACAAGGAGCATGAATCATGCCGCACGACTGCGCGCCAAACATCAGCCGGTTGCATGGCATACGCATGGGTAGTTCGTGACACATGGGTGCCGAATACCAGACAGTCTATCGACCGGCAGTGGCTCCGGTGCCAAGAAAGACCGGCATGACAAATTGTCAAAACGCCGACCACTCGAGTTGTCATTCGTATGGGGTCAGCCGTACCCACTACCCATTCGGTTAGGTGATTCCAAGTGGTTGCAAAGTAGTGACGCAACCCAACTTGACAGCCTGTTTTGCGCCCGCTAAGAGGGAACCTACGGAGGGTGATAGTACGATACCCTTTCGATTCAAATGACCTCAGTGACGCTTCGGTGCTCTCGTACTCCTCATTTCAGGCCAACGCAATGAGAGCGTAGACGTTCTACGGTCTGTGGAGTTATTGAAAGCTCCTCGTTCGCTCTCGCTCACGAAAACCTTCCAACAGCCTCCACAGCCTCGGCGACTGGGATTGAATGCTTATATAGAACCGAGCAAGCATGTAGGCGAGAGCCGAAATGCGAGACGAAGGTTCCGGGAGCTCGAGGGGCGCGACCCTCGACATATGCCATGGACGCTACCTCTGAAAAGGTTAGGGAGTTCGAGGGGCTTGCTCCTCGATACGGGGCGCGGGGTGTAAAACCCCGGTAGTACGTAGTGGCTGAATTAACGAAAGACTGAGCACATTCATCGAATCAGGAATGCCACAGCGGCGGACTGACGACGAGGATAGAGCGCACCGTCAAAGGACAACGAGCGAGGTAAAAACGACGGAGTAGGACGAGGTATAGTGGTTGTAGGAAAACAGCTATAGGCATGGTAAAGTGCTGAACTGTGGCTCTGACAGAAAATCAAAGAAAGTTTGTTGAGCATTACTGCGGCAATGCTGCCAATGCAGTGATTTCTGCAGGGTACAACGTTAAAAACAGACAGAATGCTGCTGTGGTTGGAAGCGCATTAATGAAGAAGCCTGAAATAATCGAGGCAATCAAAGAGCGTGACCTTAAGCAGCAGATGAGAAGCAACGGTACGGTAAGGGTGCCAGGCACAGGTAAAATCGCCACTCGAGCTGACAGGCAAGAGTGGTGGACGAAAATCATGTATGACGAAGACGTTGAGATGTCGTATCGAATCAAGGCATCAGAGTTGCTTGGTAAGACTGAGGGCGATTTCGTTGAACGCGTTGAGCATTCTGGTGCAGTGCTCACTCTCGAAGCACTTGTGTTGTCAGCAGTACGAAAGGAACCAGATGCGATCGAGGGCCGCTATGAAGAAGTCCCGCAACTCGAAGCCGGCGAAGAAGTCCAACCTTCAAAAGCAATTGAACCCGAAGCCAACAGCGCCTTCACGCCCGAAGAATTTGCTGGCGCGATCAAAAGCAGTTGAGCCGACGTGGTGGTGTCCTGCGTGCGTTGATTTTGTCTGGAACGCAGTATTGGACCCAGCCGACACGTTCCGATGCAATGGATGCTACGCGGCCGTATTGCCGTTTAACGCGCACATCGAGGGCGATTCGATGCTGGACAGCCATCCGCCTCCGTTGCCAGCGTATATCGCCGATGAGGAGCTCAAGAAGGAGCGCGAAATCAAGGAAGCGATTCGCCGATTGGCTCAAATCATTCATTGCCCGCATTGTGAAAAATGAGCACCGCCGTCGAACGCATACGCAAGTGGCATCACGAACCATGGGTATTCGCCCGCGAGGCGCTCGGGATTACGCCCGACGCCTGGCAGGACGAAGTGCTAAAGGCGCTGCCTGACAACCAACGCATAGCTCTGTGTGCATCGAAGGGGCCAGGCAAGTCGGGCCTGCTGGCGATGATTGGCCTCTGGTATCTCTCGACGAGGCCGCATCCGAAGATTGTTGCGACCTCAATTTCTGCGGACAACCTCAGAGACAATCTGTGGTCTGAGTTTGCGAAATGGATGATGCGCTCGAAGTTCTTGAGCCATACATTCAAATGGAGCGCTGAGCGCATATTCGCCAAGGACCATCCCGAGACGTGGTGGATTTCTGCGCGTGCGTGGTCGAAGAGCGCCGACAAAGGACAACAGGCCGACACGCTTGCCGGTATTCATGCTGACAGCGTTCTGTTCTTGCTCGACGAGGCCGGGGGCATTCCTGATTCTGTCGCGGCAACGGCCGAAGCCGGCCTTGCGAATGCATCGAAAGAACATGGGCGCGAGGCCAAGCTGGTAATTGCCGGCAATCCCACGCAATTGAGCGGGCCGCTGTACCGAGCGACGACCTCTGAGCGCGACCTCTGGTGGGTGAAGGAAATCTCGGGAGACCCTGACGACCCGAATCGTGCGCCACGCGTAAGCGTCGACTGGGCTCGGGAGCAGATTCAGAAGTTTGGCAGAGATAACCCGTGGGTGCTGGTCAACGTTTTCGGCAGGTTTCCTCCATCGCAGTCGAATGCGTTGATTGCGTTGCATGATTCGTTGGCTGCATTGAAGCGCGCTGTTGCCGGCGATATGCGCGGCGTGCCAAAAATACTCGGAGTTGATGTCGCAAGGTTTGGCGACGACGAGAGTGCGATTGTTCTGCGTCAAGGTCCCGTGTTGTTTGAGCCGAAAAGGTTCCGAAACCTCTCCTTGATGGAGCTGGTAAGCAAGGTTTCGTACTCCATTGAGGAGTATCGGCCTGACGCGGTGTTCATCGACCAGACCGGCATGGGCGCTGGCGTTGTCGACCGGTTGCGTGAACTGAAATACTCGGTCATTGGCGTTGACTTCGGATCATCGGCAGGTCGCCCTGAGCGGTATGTCAATAAGCGCTGCGAAATGTGGGGCTTGATGGGCGACTGGGTGAAGTCCGCGTCCATCCCGTCGTCATGCGAAGAGCTTGCGCGGCAGATGGCTGAGCCGACGTATACGTTTACGCCCAAAGGACAGCTGTGGCTCGAGAGCAAGAAGGACCTGAAGGCCCGTGGCAAGGATTCTCCAGACATCGCCGACGCCGTCGCACTGACGTTCGCCCAGCCTGTTGGCGCTCCGCAAGTGGTCACTGGCGACCGCAAGGCCGTCAAGGTACAGTATGATTGGAACCCACTGGAGTGAGGTGATTTATGGCCACGGAAGAAGAACTGAAGAAGAAATTCACGGACATGTTCGCCGAGGGGACGCAGGGCGCCACGTACTCATTGTTGAAGCTCAAGGACGACGGAACGGTCGACATGGAGCACATCGAGAACATTATGAAGGAAGGTGGCCCTAAGGCCGCGCAAGTGCTTCGTGAATTCGATTATTGGTACAAGAATGTTGCTGACAATGCCCTGAAGGACAAATCATTCAACAGGTCGATTCTCGAAGACTTCGGTGGCGGAATCGGTCGCCGCAACAACATGATATTTGCGTCAGCTACTGCCCAGCTGAAGAGCGATGAGGCCGCTGGCTTCGGGTTGTGGAAGCCGGGCGCAAGGCAGCCGGATGACCAGGCCGCCTCGGCCGCCCAGGAGGCAGCCGACAAGAAAGTGCTCGAGCAAGACGCCACCGATAAGTTCATTCTCGCGGCCCAGCGCGCTGACATCGTTCGCCCATCGTTCGGCGCCAGCGAGATGTTCTCGAGTCGACAGCCCGAGGGTATGCTCGCACCCGGCCTCGGCGCATATAAACCCAAACGCAACGGCATCCTGAAAGCGCGAGGAATCCTGTGAAACCAGCGGATTACGAGAAGCAATATGCTGACGCTCTGCGTGAGCGACAGAAGTATGAATCGCATTGGAAGGAATTGGCCGAACAGTTTGCGCCGAACCGGCTGCGACTACAGGATGCCGACCGAGACAGCGGCAAAAAGAAGCATCAAAGCATCATCAATTCGTCGACAATCCGGGCGCTGAATGTCCTCGCGTCAGGCATGACGGCCGGAATCACGTCGCCTGCAAGGCTTTGGTACAAGGTCAATTCTCCGCTTCGAGAGCTCAACGAGGCCCCCGGTGTCCGAGAATGGCTGGCTGACGTCGAGGAAATCATCTTTCAAGAGCTCGGTAAGTCCAATGCCTACAATGCTCTGACGACGGCATATATGGATTTGGGCGCATTCGGCAGCGCGGCTGTCTATGAGTACGAAGATGAACAGACAGCATCCGTCAGATTCCGGGTGTTCCCTGTTGGCCAGTGGACCGCGACGTTTGATGCGAACCAGCGGCCGATGGCGTTCTACCAAGAGTTCTCGATGTCTACTGAGCAGCTTGTTACGGAGTTCGGCCGAGACAGGTGTTCGATTGACGTGCAAAACCAGTTTGACGCTGGGCGCAAACAGGAGTGGCATAAGGTTGTTGCATGCGTAAGGCGCACAACCAACGAGGACAACTACAGATTCCCGTTCATCTCGCACTGGTACGAGAGACGCCTGGCGAAGGCTGATGGCGACAAGTTCCTCCGCGAGGACGGATTCGAGGAATTCCCGGTGTTCCTGCCGCGATGGGATGTTGCCGGCGAGGACGTATACGGGACGTCTCCAGGCATGGAAGCACTCGGCGACGCTCGCGCAATGCAGTTGTTTGAGAAGCGCAAAGCCCAGCTCGTTGAACTGCTGGTCGCTCCTCCGATGCAAGGCCCGTCCAACATGATGAATCAGCGGTTCTCGCTCCTCCCTGGCGAGCTGACGTTGGTTGACCAGGTTGGCCAGGGCGGCGGGATTCGCCCGCTGCATGAGGTGAACCCAGCGGCAATTTCGGTAATCAACGAATCCATCCAAAGCAAGGAGCGCCAGATTCAGCAGGCGTTTTATGCTGACCTGTTCCTTTCGCTGTCGCTGTCGTCAGACCGTGCGAAGACGGCGCGCGAGGTCATTGAGCTCCATGAAGAGAAGATGCTGCAGCTCGGGCCAGTTCTCGAGCGACTCGAAACGGAACTCTTGGGACCGTTGATTGAGCGCACGTTCGGCATCCTATGGCGCATGGGCAAAATTCCGCCTCCACCGGAAGACCTGCAAGGCCAGCCTTTGAAGATTGAATACATTTCAATACTTGCTCAGGCTCAGAAGATGATGGGCGTCACGGCTCTGGAGCGGGTGGTTTCGTTTACTGGCGCGATGGCGCAGTATTCTCCGTCCGTGCTCGACAAGGTCAATTTCGATCAAGTGGTCGACGAGTACTCACGGATGATTGGTGTATCGCCAGAGGTCATCAACTCTGACGAGATTGTCGCACAGCAGCGCGCAGCGAGGGCCGAGCAGGCACAGCGACAGGCCCAAATGGAGCAAGCGCAGGTCGCAGCCTCAACCGTGAAAGACCTTGGTGCGGCGAAGCTCGAGGATGACACCGCCCTCGGACGTCTTCTTGGCGGTCTCGGCGGGATTGCGACGGCAGGGCGATGAAGACGCGACGACAGCTGGTCGAAGAGGGAACTGAGCAGCTCGTGGCGGACTTCAGGGCTTTCATGAGCGCCCCGGCCGGCAGACGAATTGCCGCGTGGCTGCTGTTCGACGTTTCTGGCGTAGACCGTTCGTCGTTCGCGAACAACGACAGGCTCACGGCCTACAACGAAGGACAGAGGTTTGTTGGCCTGGCCCTGATGCGGCACCTGAAGAGAATCTCGCCCGGCGACTACCACAAGATGTTGGTCGAACTTGATCATCAGAACGACGTGCTTGAGTCCGCCCAACAGACAGACGAGGACTGACATTTTCGTCATACACCATGACGTTGACGTCGCGTCCCCATGGGTTTAGTATGACCTCCATGTCAGATACTACCCCAGCGCCTCAAGCGATCGAGGCTGTTCAAGTTAAGGCCGAGTCGGTTGATGCTGCCAAGCAGGCGGCGCCCACTCAGGTCGCAGAAGTTCAACCACCCAAAGCAGCGGAGCCCACCGCGGTAAAGGACTCAGTTCCTGCGGAGCCCGAGCCTGCCAAGGCGGTTGAATTTAAATACCCAGAAGGGACGAAGGCCGAAGACTGGTCTGACATTGTTGCCATAGCTGGCGCCCATAAACTTGATGCCGAAGCCACAAACAAGCTCATTGAGTCTCAGTTCAAAGCGCGCACTGCGATGATTTCTAAGGCCTCTGAAGTATGGGAGAAGACAAAGGCCGGGTGGGCGGAACAACTCAAGGCCGACCCTAAGTTCGGCGGCACAGAGTATGACAAGAATGTCGCGCTCGCTCGCAAAGGGTTCCAGAAGTTTGGCAGCGAGGCGTTGCAGAACTTCCTGGCTGAGTCGGGGCTAGACAACCATCCTGAGCTCGTCAAGGCGTTTGCGGCGGTCGGCAAGTACGCCGGAGAGGGCAGTCTAAATATCGGAGTTCGTGCGGGTAATGGCGGCAACGGCCAACCTGACACCAAAGCTGCGTTGCGGGCTATGTATTCGAAATCACCAGAACTTTTCAAGGAGTAAACCGCAATGGCGACTATTGGAAGCACTGTTCCTACGCTTGCAGACCTCGCGCGCAACATGGCGCCTGACCAGTCTGAAGCCCGAGTTGTTGAGATTCTTTCCCAGAACAACGTGGCGTTTGAAGACATGCCGTTTGTTGAAGGTAACCTTCCTACTGGCCACGAAATCACGCTGCGCACTGCGTTGCCGTCGCCGACCTGGCGCCGAATCAACGAAGGCGTCGCTTCGACGAAGAGCACCGAAAATCAATTCACTGAGTCTGCCGGTCTGCTTTCGGCTGTCTCGAAAATCGATAAAGCCCTCGTGAACCGAATGGGCGGCCTCGGCTACAAGGCCAGCCAAGACAAGGCGCATATCGCCGGCATCGCGAATGCCGCTGAGACTGCAATCTTCTATTCGAGCACCAAGACGGATCCAGAGAAAATCATGGGCTTCGCTCCTCGTCTAGATTCGACGACCGGCCTTTGGGGCGGGCAGATTGTTGACTCACAGATTGCGGCCAGCGGTTCTGATCAGTCGTCTGTGTTCCTTGTTGGCTGGGGCGAAGACAAGGTGTACGGCTTCTACCCTAAAGGTTCGCAGGCTGGCGTTAAGGTCAGCGACCATGGCGTCGAAACCGCTCTCGACGGAAGCTCGAACGCGTACGAAGCATACGTGACGTACTTCTCGTTCGAATTTGGAATCTGCGTCGCTGACGCTAGATACCTGGTTCGACTGGCGAACGTCGACACCTCGGCGATTGCTGAAACGGGCAGTCTCTTCGTGCAAGACCTGATGAAGGCTGTTGGCCAGCTGCACCGGACCGACAACTGCAACCCGGTCATGTACATGAATCGCAAGCTGCACACATACCTGATGCTCCAGACCCTCAACGGTACGTTGAACGGCCAGGCGAGCTGGGACAATGTTGGTGGCCGCCGAATCCTCCACTTCCAAGGCATCCCTGTTCGAATCAGCGATGCAATCGTTAACACTGAAGCCATCGTAAGCTAAGGAGAACTGACCATGATTATCGACAAACAAGCGTTGCTTTCTGATGGTCAAGACCTGTCGCAGACTGCAGGCACTTACCTCTCCACAAACTCCTTCGACATGACCACGGCTGGCACAATCCCGGCTATGTTCCAGGCTGTTGGGAACTTCCCTGCTGACCTGGGTCGCTCAATGCGACATCTTGAGCTTGTTGTACAGATTGACGAGACGTTCACGTCGGGCGGCGCTGCCACCCTTCAGGTTCAGCTCATCACTGACAACGACGCTGCCCTGGGTTCGCCAACTGTCATTCAGTCGAGCGACACGGTCGCCCTCGCCACATTGGTTGCCGGTTATCGTTTCCGTATCGCGGTTCCTCCGGGACTTGCGGAACGCTATCTCGGGGTGCAATATGTCATCGGGACCGCGACGACCACCGCAGGCACCTGTTCAGCATTTCTGCTGATGGACGGACAAACCACTGTGGTCTGAGGTAGCACATGACTGACAAGACTGGCGCAGTGGATCCGAAGAAAGAAAAAATCGCGAAGCTCGAGGCGTTGCGAGCTGCAACGAAGCGCGAGGGCGACCACTGCGTCTACGAGGTCACGAAGTCGTTTTACCGCCTGGGCAAGATGTACAATCCCGGCGAGCTGGTCCGGTTGCCGTTTAAGGAGCTGCCATCAATCACCTTCAATGCCGTTGAAGATGTTGTTGCGGCCCCGAAGTTGCGATCGAAAAAGGTATTTGACGAGCAGAAAGAATAGGTGACACATGGCCAGCTCCGAAGTGCAAATCTGCAATTTGGGGCTGGTGCATGCCGGCATCCGACAGACAATCGCGGACCTTTCCGAGGATACGACCGAAGCATTGGTCGCCGAGGCCGCTTTCGACATGTTGAGGGATGCGCTCTTAGAAGAATATCCGTGGCGATTTGCGACCGTCAGAGCGGACCTGTCGTCAATTACTGACGGCGAGCGCGGTGACTGGGAGTACGCGTATTCGGTCCCAGCCGATATGATTCGTGCGCTGTATATCGAACCAGGCAGCCACAACCCGCATTCCAATGACTTAGTTGAATATGAGCTTGAGGGCGATGCCACGCACGGCCGAGTGTTGCTGTGTGATGATGATGCCCCGGTTTTGGTTTACACGCGTCGAGTCACTGAGGTTGCGTGGTTCTCGTCGCAATTCGCTATGGCGCTTTCGTGGCGCCTGGCGTCTACTTTTGTCGCCTCGCTGAAGGCCGACGCACAGGTTGCGCTTGCGTTCGATCGCAAGGCTGAGATGCAGGTGCAGAAGGCGTTTGCGCTTGATTCGTCTCAACGACATCTTGGCCGCGCACCAGATTCTGAATTCATCAACGTG